TAGAGCAGGCCCGCGCAGCCCCGGAGTCCCGTGGCGCAGCCGCGGGGGCCGCGTAGCGGCGCGTGAGCGCCTCAGGCATGAATAAGATAAGCCCACATGTGTGGAGAGTATCAAAAAAAGAGCTTGAATCTTGGTCCCTCAAACCAGGGAGCTAGACGTCTTCCTAGAAGCGCTTGTATTAGTCTGTTTTGGACTCTCCAACAGGTTGAGCTTCGACATGTATCACTTTGTCGATGCGTCTAATGACCTGTGAAATATCACCGTCGATATTTCTAAATGCTTGATCAGGGGGATACTCACACGTGATGTATATGTATGGGCTGTTCACCTTCACATACCCACCTTTAAACTGACCCTGATAAGGTCCGTAATCAAGCAGACGCAACAAGTCACGGTAGGGCCACTTACCGTCAAAATCATCAATTATGATCGCTTCTTGTTGTTCGTATCCGTTCCACCACATCGTGCCATCTTTGATGTAGAACGAGCTATGCGCGTCTCTTGCACCCTTGGTTTTACCAACACCGGTAGAACCCCATCGCCAAATCACCGTAGGCTTAGTTTTGCGATCTTCAAAGTCAAAGATACCTTTGGCAGCAAATTTCAGAGCTTCGATGCCTTTATGGTATTTAATGTATGTTCCCGGGAACGTGCATGCTATCTCTCTTGTGCTTGAACCAGAGATGACTGCAGCTCCAATTTCTTCAAGATCACTACGCTTACCTTGTGCAGAAAGAGAACCCATTTCGAAGAATTTTCCTTCTTTCTTGCAATACTCAGATGCTTGCTTTGCAGTTCCTTTACGGACTTCCCAGTGAGCACGTCCATTGAATAGCTTACGAATTGAAGTCCCACGAATACCATTCGGGCATTCTAGATAACCTTGTAAATGTGGGGTGCTGTTAGTTCCCACTTCTTTACCTACTACAATGTAGGACGAACGAGCCCCCATCTCTTCACTCTCATTAAATTCTTCATCCGTGTAGTTGTTGAGTGTAAAACACCAATTACGTGCACGTGCATTGTCGATGCTCATGATCCCGCCAAAGAATGAGTAACACCAATGCTATATATACTTCTGTGCCAAAGCTTAGAAGAAAAACAATTAAGTCATTAATTAATAAAATCTTCAAAGAAGATCTCCGTATACACATATACTCAGTATCAACATACCGACGACACGAAGACAACAACGATGTTCACTAAAAGCAAGAACGGTAAGCTTACGCGCAAGGTTGCCAAACCCAAGACGATGCTTGTCGTGTCTCGTGCTCGCGCTCCTGCTCTTAAGCCCATGGCGCCCTCCCGAATGGCTAATTTCAGACCTCTGAGTATACTCAGTCGTCCCGCCATTCTTGCTCTGAAGCATCGCGCAAAGCTTCTCTACAATGAAAACGTTCAAGTCACTACAGGTGCAGCTGCTACTAATAGCGCTCATGTGTTTTCAGCAAACGGAATGTTTGATCCAAACATTACAGGTGTAGGACACCAACCTATGTCGTTTGATCAGCTCATTGGAATGTATGAGCACTACACAGTTACGACCGGAAAGATCACCGTGAATTTTTCGAATGAGTCGAAGACTGATGGAGGTTTTGTAGGTATTGGTTTGTTTCCTGACGCATCAGTGGAAACTGTCTCAACGAAGTTGGTCGAGAACGGAATGCTTCGCAGATCGTATATCGCTCAATACACAGGAGATTCAAAGAGTGCAGTTCAACTAACTCTGCCGTTCAACATTGCAAAGCTTAACTCTCGTATACCCAACATTGTTGGTGACGATCTGTATCGTGGTGATTCTGCAAGCAATCCTACCGAACAGACATACTTACATGTCTTTGCATATTCTCCAACTGCTGGTTTTGTCGTGCGTGCGGACGTGCTCATTGAGTATGACGCAGTGTTTACCGAGCCACGCAAACTAGCTCAATCCTAGTCTATGCAGATCATCCTGCACTGAAAAAAAGCATACATTTTTTACAATCTAGATGCAGTTGGCATCACACGACCCCGTGTGTGACCCGAGGGCCCACGCCCCGCAAAGCCCGAAGGGTCGCACGCGGGGTTGGGAGATGTCAACGACATCACACTATGACAAACCAAGACAGAATAGGACGAAGTCCGTATAGGTGGTAGGTAAGGTCTGGCACAGACCTAGTATTACCCTACCACTTCTGTGCCAAAACGTCTACGAGCAGAAAAATGAACATTTGAGCGTATGGCGTTTACAGATGAAGAATAACATGTGTGCCAAAAATTTTGGCAGGCGTATTCAGGCTAGAGCAGGCCCGCGCAGCCCCGGAGTCCCGTGGCGCAGCCGCGGGGGCCGCGTAGCGGCGCGTGAGCGCCTCAGGCATGAATAAGATAAGCCCACATGTGTGGAGAGTATCAAAAAAAGA